TATGGCACAACTTGCACAAATGAAAAAATTAGAGTATTAATAAATTTTAACTATCAATAAATCATGAATTGGAAAAAAAATAAATACACTGTGATTAAAAAAGCTATTAGTCCAGAAATGGCTGAATTTTTAAAAAACTATATTTTGTTGAAAAGAAAAGTGCTGCAAACATTTATGACCACACAATATTTGTCTGAGTTTAACACTGATTGGGGCACATGGAAAGATCCACAAGTTCCTGGAACGTATTCTCACTATGGAGACATTGCCATGGAAACTTTATTAATAAAATTAAGATCTAAAATGGAAAAAATTACAGGGACTAAATTATATGAAAATTATTCTTACACAAGAATCTATAAAGTAAAAGATGAATTACGAAGACACAAAGATAGGTTTAGCTGTGAAATATCTACTACACTTAATTTAGGTGGTGATCATAAGTGGCCTATATATATTAATCCAAAAGAGGAGGAGGGTTATTACAATGAAACAACTGGAAAATATATGCCCTCTAAATCTAAAGGTGTTAAAGTAGATTTAAATCCAGGTGATATGTTAGTTTATCGAGGTGATTTGTTAGAACACTGGAGGGAGCCTTATACAGGTAATTATTGTGCACAAGTGTTTTTACATTACAACGACGTTAAAACTCCAGGAGCCGAAGTAAATGCTTTAGATAAAAGACCACACTTAGGACTACCATCAAAATTTAAAAGAGTAGAACGAAAAGCACCTAAGTAATGAAAGACTTTCCAATTGTTAGGATTGAAAATTTTTATGATTTTAAAAAGGGAGAACAAGCTAGAGTTCGACGTAATGTTATAAGTCAAATAAAACGAGCTGAATGGGATAATAACTATGTTCTTAAAAAAGATACTTTTACAAAAAAACTGTATCAAAATTTTGTAAACATAGCTAAAAAACATTTAAACCCTTTCTCATTTCGTTCAAATAATTTTGATCATTGCTTTGCTGTTGCTTCTAATAAAGACTTTATACCCTCTGTTAATTGGCATAATCATATTTTGTCATCTAGTATAAACTCAGTTTATTATTTGCATATACCTAAAGACATGGAAGGTGGTGAAATAGAATTTAAAAGTAAACGAAAAGATATATTAAAGATAACACCCAGAACAAATGAGCTGTACATATTTCCAGGGTGGCTTTGGCATAACCCTATAAACGTTAAATCAAAAGAGCTAAGACTCTCTATTAACATGGAGATCTGCACTATGGAGAAAATGGACGATATTTTTAGCCTGTTGAAATAGCCTATAATCTGCTATAATGATGTGTTATGTTACAGAAAATAGGATTTCAGCCAGGTATTAATAAACAAATCACACCAACCCAAGCAGAGGGTCAATGGATTGATTGTGATAATGTTAGATTTAGATATGGTATACCTGAAAAAATAGGCGGTTGGAGTCAATTAGGAAACGTAAATGAAAACGAATTAACGGGAGCGGCTAGGGGACTTCATCATTTTATTAATAGTAAATCAAGAAGATATGCCATAATAGGAACAAACAGAATCTTATATGCATTTTCCGGTGGTGTGTTTTATGACATACACCCTATTAAAACTACAACAACTCTTACAAGTGCCTTTACTACGAACAATGGAGATACATCTGTTACAATAACTTTTAGCACATCTCATGGTATAAACCCACAAGACATAATATTATTAGATAATTTTACTGCAATAACTAATTCTAATTTTGGTGCATCTGATTTTAATGATAAAAAATTTATGGTAACAAGTGTACCAACGGCCAAAACTTTAACAATCACAATGCCATCAGCAGAAGCAGGATCTGGTGCAGCAACATCAGGTGGTATTAGAGTACGTCATTATTATCCTGTTGGAACACCTGTTCAAGAAAAAGGATATGGTTGGGGTCTTGGATCTTGGGGTGGACAAGCTTCTTCTGCTGTAACGACAACACTCAATGGTGCTTTAGGAGATGATGCATTTGGAACCGGAGGGTCAGGAACTTCTATTGTTTTAACTGACGCTACACAATTTCCAACTACAGGAACTAATCATATAAGAGTAGGGACAGAAGAAATATCTTACACTGGAGTTAGCGGTAATACGTTAACAGGTATTGTAAGAGCTGCTAGAGGTACAACAAGAGCGGCTCATAGTAATGGTGCTACTGTAACAGATACCAGTGCTTTTGGACCTTGGAACGAAGAAACTTCTGAAGGTCTTGCATTAGATCCTGGTATGTGGTCGATTGATAATTTCGGAGATAAAGCTATTTGTTTAATTCATGATGGCCCGTGTTTTTCTTGGGACTCTAGTTTAGGTAATGCAACAGAAACAAGAGCTGCAATTATCACAGGTGCGCCAACAGCATCAAGACATATGGTTGTATCTACACCGGATCGTCACTTGGTATTCTTTGGTACTGAAACAACAATTGGTGATGCCTCAACTCAAG